GCCGTCATCGATGGCGTGGTCTATCTCGACTTCGACAGAGAAGGCCCCTCTTTCGAACAGGCCGTGGTCTCGGCGACCGACGCGGTAAAAGCTGCCGGCGCCAGTGATGTGCAGGTATTGCCGCCGCCAGGTTGACCCTCCCCCGGCCCGACTCAAAAAGCCCCGGCCGGAGCCGGGGCCTGATCCGCGAGCCGGGTCAGCCGTTGGGCTGCGCTGCTACTTCCTCGGCGGCGCGTGCGCACTTTCGAGGAAGGCCAGCACTTGCCGGACGCATGTTGCGTCATTCTCTGTGCTACCGACCTCGATCCCGAGCCCAGGATCAGCCAGGCGGCGGAGCTTCACCAGGGCACCCGCGAGAGTCGTCGGCACCGTGATGTAAATCATCTTATCGAGGGAAAAAATCTCATCCCAAAGATCATCGTGGTCATCTTCCGAGCCTGCCGCATCCCTCGCCTTGTCTTCGGCTCGCAGGTCTGCGATGCGGCGCTCGGCCAGGATCAATTTCGCATCGGACGTCGGGACGGTTTCGCGCTCGGCCAAGTTTTCGACATATCTTTCGCTCCCACATGCCAGCGGGCGGGCTGGCGCCGGGGAGCTTTCAACGCGCTATGAGACGCGCCGGCTTATTCGTCCTCGTCTCCGAGGCTTAATTCACCGACTCCCCGACATAAAGACGATCCGCCAACTCTCGGGGACGAAGCCGCTCATAGAAGGCGTTGAAAGCACCGCCGCCATGGTCGCGCCGGCCGGGCCGGCCGTCAAGCATCATGCGCCGACATGCCGCTCCGCTGCCAGCGCGAGGATTGGCTGTAGGAAATGCCAAGATCGGCGAGGGTTTGGTGTTGTTCTGGCGGTCGCATGACGCTACCGCCAGAAAGCTGCCCCCTCGTCCCGACGGCCTTTTCTCGGCCCTTCAGAAGAAAGCCGAGGTTGCCGTGGTCGTAGAGGTCGACCGCGGGATAAGCGTTTCACGACTCGTAGCCGGAGAGAAGATCGAGCGCGGCGCCGACCGGCGAAGCGGCTGCCACCGGCGGCCCGTCGATCGCTTCGGGGATCCGCCCGACGCTCTTGCGCAGCTCGCCGGCAGGGATGCCATGCTGCAACGCGATCGAGATGACGACGGCCGCATCGGCCAGGATCGCCGCGAGCGCGGACCCGACCTTTGGCGTGGAAAGGAAGATTTCGGCCGGGCGCCCCGCCGGGTCGAACCCGACCATCGCGGCGAGGCGCTGCCCGCCGAACTCGATCTCGGTCGTCTCGGAGCAGCGGCGGTCGGGCAGGCGACGCCTCATCGCCGGGCGCCGGCATAGAGTGTGGCCACCGCGTCAAGAGCCGCCACCAGGACGCCCGACGCATTGTCCTTGTTCATCCTTCGGCCCGCCGCCTGGCGCATCATTGCCCATTCGGCGAGCGAGCATCCTTCGCCGATGACGTGCCACAGACAAGAGCCGCCGGCCGAGGTCATCCCGCCGGCGGCTTGCATCGCCCGCCACACACGCTCGCGCGGCGCGAAGAGCGTCACGGCGGCATCTGCGCGCGGCTTGTTGTCAACTCGCGGTGTCGTCAGATCTGCGGCGCGGAGCCCGTGAAGATGCGCTCGGTCGAAGTCGTCGCGGAACCGATCTCCTGCTGCTTGCATGCGCTCGTCGATCGTGCCCGCGGCCAGCATCTTGCCCAAGGTGTCCACGACGCGGAACGGCCGGCCGATGCTGCCGCGCTCGTCGGCGATCGTCTGATCGGGCGGGAGGATGCGATCGTGCCGGCCGCGCTCCGGCGGCGGCGCGGTCTCGATATCGGCGGCGATGCCGGCGAGCGGCGGCGGTGCGGCAGCGCGAAGCGAGCGCCCGGCCTGTCGCCGGCGCCTAACGGCCGTCCTCATTCGGCGGCGGAGATAATGTCATGGTCCAGCGCCGGCGGGCCCGCGCTTAGACCAACACCTTTTATTGTCTCGGACCCGTAGCCGGCGCGCCTGGCATGCAGCCTCTTCCCGGTCTGCGCCGGGCCGCAATCTGCGCCTCGGTCGGCGGCGCGCGTCATGGATTGCGGCCCGGCTGATCGGCGCGGGTCGCGGCCGATCGCGTGCCCGTGCTCGCCTGGCTCTAAACCTGGCTTCATCATCCGTTCAAACCTCATCTTGACCGCGGTGCGTCCAAACGCGCTCGGCGCGCCGCCGCGGATCATCCCCGCGTTCGGGGTCGGGCTCATCGATCAGCACAACGTTGGCAGCCGCGCGCTTCCCGGCCGTGCCGGGCACCACGTCGAAGCACAGGCAGGCACCGGGAAGCGGCGGGGCGATGCCGCAGCCCTTCTCGACCGAGAAGAACTTGACGCGGCCGATCATGCCGCCCTCCCGGCCCGGCGGGCATTGCGCTCGGCGCGGCGGCGCTCGGCTCGGGTGAGCGCGTCCGGAACGCCGCGCGCTTCCCGGAAGATGGCTTCGACCCGCCGCTCGGCCGCGGCCCGGGTCTCGAACTTATGCGCGAGGCCCACGCCGACATAAGCTGCCGGATCAGCCGCGATTGCAGCCCGCGTGCGCTCGATCGCCTCGCACGTCGAGGCGAAGTCCTCGAAGCGGCCAGCCGCCCGGCTCGAAACGCGGTCGGGCGCCAGCTCGCTCACCACGATCTCGCCGCCGATCGGCGGCAGGCCGAGCTCGTCGCCGTGCTCTTCGGTGAACTTGCGGATCGACCGCATGGCCGCGACGGCGCGCAGCTCCGGCGTCATGCCGGTGAAGCCGGCCGGCAGGTAGGCCAGCGGCACATTTGGCGAGCCGTACAGCGGGGTCGTCACCCGCTGCGGCGCGAAACCAGGCCCTTCGAACAACACCGCCGCGAATTCGCGGGCCGCCTCGTCCCAGCCGACAAAGCACCCGGCGAAGAGCATCGTGGCACTGGCGTCAACCCCCCGCCGGCCGGCCGTGAACGCCACTTCCTCGCGGATCAACCCCGGCAGCTCCCCGATCACCTCGTCGAACAGCAGCAGCTCGGGCCGCTGCATCAGCTCGGCGCCCACCCGACATTGAATTTCGTAAAGGCCAACGCCGAGCCAGGCCGCCCGCCATTGCGGCAATGCAATGACCTTATTGCAAAAGCCGATCGGCTCGTGCGAGGCGCCGGCGAGCGTGTACCCGAGGCTATCGGACGCGATGAGCGCGCGCCGGCCGGCATCGGTCAAATCGACGAATAGACCTGTCACTCTGGTTCTCCACACTCTGCAAATTCGCCCCAGCCCAGCAGCCCCAATGGCTCGCCAATGGCGGGGCGGATCAATGCAATCTGCGCGATCTGATTGGCGATCTGCGCCAGCACGCCTTTGATGGTCTGGCCCCAATCCAATGTCTTCTTATTATCGAACGCGTCCTGAATGGATTGGCCAATGCTATTGTCAATGGTGTCGGCAATGCCGCGGATGCCGTCCTCCAACGCCTGTTGCGAGCGCCGGGACGCATTCAGCGCGGCGTTGAAGTCTTGCTGCGCCGCGACGGCCGCAAGCCGCGCCTGCGCCTCGTCGCTCGCCAGCGGCACAAGCGATTTTTCGATCGCCTGCTTGGTTTGCAGCAACGCGACCTGTTTCGCGATCTCGTCGCCGGTCTGCCCCTGCAATGACAATTCCAATTGCAGCACGGCCGTCTGATCGCGGATATCCCGCGTGCCTTCCGACAGCCGCGCGCTTTCCTGCGCCGCCTCATTGGCTTTGATCTGCGCCAACGTCTCGTCTTGAAGCCGCTGCGCGGCGTCGATCAGCGTCTGATTGCCGGCGGCCCGTGCCTGGTTGAGCGCGTCTTGCGTCTGTGCGGACGCGGCGGCGACCTGCTGCGCCTCGCGCTCGGCCGCAGCGCCGTGCTGCGCCGCCTCGGCGATCGCCTGGTTGGCCGCAAGGGTCTGTTGGCCGCCCGCATAGCGCTGCGCCGCCGTGGCGAGCGCCGTGGTGGCCCCTTCGGTCAAGGCGCGATCGAGGGCTTTCTGAAAGCCGATATTGGTCTGCAGCACGTCCGCGTCGCCTTGGCGGCGGCGGCAGCCTGAATGCCCGCCACGGCGGACTGCTGATAGGCTGCGGCCGTCGCCGCAGCGCCGCGGGCCGCCAGCTCGGCAACCGTCGCCTGCTTGCCCAGCTCGGCGCCATGCTTCGCGACCGCAGCCGCAACGGCGTCCTCGACGTACTGCGAGCGCTGCCCCGCATCGGTAAACAGCTTTTCGGCCTCCGTCGTTGCCTTGATGCGCGCCGCAACGATATCGGCCGTGCCGGCAAATTCCTTGGAAATTGTTATTTCGTTCTGCAATTCCTTCGCGTGCTGCCGAATTTTATCGATGGCCGCTTGATCGATTATCGTGACCGGCGCGGCGCCGGCATCATGTCGATCGGCAATGCCGCCGAACCCGTGCGCCATGTCGCTGGCGGTCGGCGGGCGATCGAACACCAAGGGCTGCCCGGCCGGATTGGCGAGCGTCGGGAATGGTGCGGCCGCGCCGATCGGCGCATAGGGGCCGGCGCTCGCATAGCCGGGGCGCTGCGGCGGCGCGCCGGGCTGCGGCAATGCCAGCGTGGCCCTCTGGGCCGCTTCCGAGCGCTGCTGTTCCGACAGCACCTTGCCGGCGCCCGATAGCGCATCGAGCAGCTTGGTCAGGCCATCGACCGTCGCTTGAATGATGCTGCTGTTGGCCAGCCGGTCAAGGAAATCGCCCCACGCGGCCGATAGAGACCGCACGGCATTCGCGCCCTTGCCCAGCGTTTCCGTGTAGTTGGGGATCGCGCTGTTGATGGCGTCGAGCCCGATCCGCAAATCGCCAGTGCGGCGGATCGCCGCCGCCTGATCGGCCGTCAGCGTGCCGAGGCTGAACGCATACCCGATGATGCCCTCGGTTCCGCCTCGGAGAGCGGTCGTCAAGCTCTTGACCGTATCGACGAAATCGCCGCCGCGCTGCGCCTGAATGTTGCGCGCCGTATCGGCGATGAGGCCCGCAGCGCCGGGGTTGACACCCGGACTAAACGTTACGAGATCCGTGCTTTTTTTGCGTCGGCGGCAGCGATCCCGGTATCGCGAAGATGCTGAACCAACGATTGCAGCGCGACCCCGGACGTGGCGCCGCTTGTGCCCATCGTGGCGAGCGCACGGTCAAAGTCCTTGATGTTCGTGCCCGCATCGTAAGCGCGCGAGACGAGCGCAGCGAACCCCACGCCAACGGCGGTGAGGCCGGCGACAGTCGCAGTAACTGGCGTGACGAGGCCCGCCAGCACGCGGCCGAAGCCGCCCAGCACGGCCGAGACGCCGCCGCCCTGCTGGAACGCCTGAACAACTTGGCCACCTTGCTGCGCGATGACGCGGAACGGGCTGCCGCCGCTCGCGAGCGAGGTTACTAAGTCATTGATTTGAAGCGAGAGATTTTGCACGGCGAACCGCAGTTGCCCGGCGCTCACCACGCTGTTCGCCATGGCGTGCGAGCTGGCCGTCGTCTGCGTTTCGACCCGGCGCTGCGCATCGGCCAGCGCCACCATGGCGGGGCCGAGAAGTTGCGCGGCTCGGGCCGAGTTGGGGCCGCCCGCCGTGATGACGCCATTCAGCCGATCGACATCGGCCTTGGCTTTTTGCACCGCCGCCGAGAACGGATCATAGGCGCGCGCCGCTTGCGCCAGGAAACGGTTTTGCCCGCCCAACGCCTCCACGGTGCGCTGGGTGGATTTGCCGATTTCGTCATTGGCCTTCGACGCCTTGCTGACCGCATCCTGAACGGCGCGGAATTGCGCCATAACGCCATCTGACGCGCGCTTTAAGTCTTCATACCCTTTCAGCGCCGCCGAGGCGTCGAACGTCAGCTTGACGGTGGCAGTTTCGTCAGCCATTGGCGGCCCCTATGTGCGCGCTGCCGTCGCCCATATCGGCAGCCAGCAAAATGAGCCCAATCCAAATGTCCAGGCCGCAATCGTCAGAAATTACCAGACCATTGCCCGGCGGCGGCACCAAGCCGATCGAGGTCAACCCGGCCCGCAGCATCGCGCGCGGCCAGTCCGCGGGCGATCTATTGCGGCAATAATCTACCGCAAAAGCGACGCAGTCGATTTCGGCAGCGCGCCGCATTGCAGAAGCGCCAAGGCGAGCCGCAATGAATCGCCGCACCGCCGCCGCGGTCCCCGTCACGCGCGCCCCCAAAAGAGTTGCCGGCCGTGGGGGCGCGGAATTACAACACCCCCCGCCGTCTGTCGCGGTTATTGGACCGCCGCGGCGGTCGAGGGCACTCACGACTGGCCCCCTCGGAGTCAATGCTTAACCGCCGCCGTGACGGCCGGCAGCTCGACGGCGGCAATGGTCTGCGCCCGCCCCTCGGCCAACAACTCGGCAATGGACTTCTCCAACCCGGCGACGAGCGTCTGCAAATCCGTGATAGCGATTTCCAGTTGCGCCCGCGCCTGAAATTCGCGCTGGCGCTCCACCGCGATGGCGCGGCCTATCGCGTCGGCAACGGACTCCAGCAGCACCTTGCGCTCGTCGGCCATTGCGGCCGCAATGAGATTTTTGGCCCAGAGGTTCCAACCGTCATTGCGATGGTCGCTCATCGGTCACCACCCCGGTGAAGCGACAAATTGCACCAGCCCCGGCACTGCGGCCCAGCCGCAGCGCAGCCACACCGCCAATGCGATCCCGTCAATCTGGAACATGCTGCGCACCGGGAACGTCGCACTGGAAGACACGCCGATGTTGGTCGGGCTGGTGTCCTCCATGTGCAGCACCGCCTGATCGCTGACCCGGATTTGGGGCTCGGCGATGCTGGCGGCGAAGCCTGAGGGGTCAACAGCCACAAACTTGGTACCGTCGAGGCCGACGGTGCCAAAAACCGGCAGATTCGGGTCGTTCGACAATGTGCGAGCCGCAACAGCGCGACCGGGCGAGGTGAAGAAAAGGACGTTTTGCGCAAGGCCGCCGGCAGAAACAATCGCGTCAATGAGCAGCCGGCAATCACCAAACAAGCTGTTCGTCGTTGCGCCGGCGCTGGAAACGCCGTTCAGCAAGCCGGCCGGGCGGGACGAATCGCCGGCGGTGGCGTCAAAAACCGCCTTGTCCAGCGCACGCGCGGCACCGCGTTTTAGCAGCGCCTCGAAAATGTTTTGGGCGGCGCTGTGATTGAGCAACTGCCGGGTCAACGTCAGGATCAGCGCCATCTTCTTCGGCTCGATCAGCCCAGCGGAAAAGCTCAAGGATGCGACCGGAACCGGGGCGCCCTCGGCGATGAAGACCGCATCGGCGGCGCCGGCCCATGGATTATTCATCGCCTCGATCCCGGTCATCGGGCCGCAATCGAGGCCGGCCTGCATCAGCCGCGCGGCTGCCGAATGCTCGCTCAGGCTGGAGATGAAATCGCTGACGGCGGGCGCGGAAAGGTCGGACTCGCTCGATAAAGCGAGAGGCGAAACTGCTGACTTCGTCAGCGTCGCGACATTGGGGTCGCGCGGCCACAGATCGGCAGCGACGCGCTCAGGTCGTTGTTCCGTCGCATGGGCGCGCGCAACGGCAAAAGCCGCTCGCGTCAGCAGTTGCGGCGGCGGGGTCAAGTCCTCGGGGACGAGGGGAAGAACGGTACTCATGGGCGCATTGTACCGGGCGGCAATGCGCATGTCCGTCACGCCGTGACTATTTTTCATATATTTTTCCGCCGGAGCGCCAACGCGCGGCCCAGTCCGTCAGCAGCGCACCGGCAGCCGCCTCGACCGCCGAGCGATCCATTGCAGCGGCCAGCGGGATGCGGCGAGCATCGATCAGCGCCGCGATGAATTCAGCCTCCGGCAGCTCGACGGTCAACCGCGCCAAGCCAAGCCGCTCACGACGGCGCTGCGCACGCTTGCGGGCCGCGGCGGCAGTCATTGGCAGCTAGCGCCCCTGACGAGCCCGTACGGCGCCGATCCGCCAATCCCGCGCCCCAACGCCAGCCGAGGCGACAATGCGCCCCAGCGGCCGCCGGCGCGGCTAGGAATGCGCATCGTCATCGTGCGCTGCCGCCGCGGCCATGAGCGCGCGGTGCAGCGCCTGCCCCTGCGACCACCATTGGTCCGACATGGTGCTCGGATGCTCTGGCGCCGGCTCATCGAGTGGCACTAGCGTTGGGAATTGCCACGGCTTCAACTCCAACGCCTCGCGCAACGCGGCCTCATCGGCTGCCACGAACGCGGCGACGGCCGCCGCCGTGATGCGATGCGAGGTGTTTTGCGGGGCGCGCTTTTTCATGCTGAAACTCCAAGGCCGAGGCGCGCCAAGAGGCGCGCGGCCAAGGCCAACGCCGCAATCTCGTCCCTAATGGCGGGATGCGCACGCGGCACGCCGTGCCGGTCAACCATGACGACGCCGGCCTCGGCGATCCGAGCCCGCAGGCCGGCCGCGCGGTCGAGCGCCTCGCAGGCGAGCCGCAGCACCTCGCAATCTCCGACATCGAGCTCGTAGGCTGCGGCCAGGCGCTCCCAGAGCGCAGAGCCGGCATCGCCGAGATGGGCAGGCGGCGCCGGCGGAGCATGCGCAGGCGGCGGTGGCCGCATCGCTAGAGCCGACAGTGCAGCGGCCGATTTTCTGCCACGTTGTGCCATATCACATGATCCTTTCATGAATGATTTTTTGACGTTTAGCAAAATGAGACCCTGGGCCGGTTCCGCACCCCGGCGCTGTAGATTTTCGACCCGCCCCCCCGGTCTCGCTAGCGGGCGCCGAAATAGACGTGGGTCGGGGGTTCACCATTTATTCCATCGGGGAACTCGCGGCAGACGACGCTATCGAGCCGACTGCGGAGAGTGAGCAGCTGGCGGGTGGCGGTTTTGGCCAACCGCGGCAGCCGCCCGAACTTGCCAAGCGCGCACCCGACGCGGACCAGCCCCTCGTGGATGATCTTGATGTCGGCGCCGACATAAAGATGCTCGGCGGCCGTAAGCGGCAGAAGCCGATGCCGATTGCCAAGGCGAGTATCGAGCGGAAGGGCCTCGATGCCGGCGCGGGCGCGCAGGACATTGCGGGCACCGAGCGGCGGCCATGAAAGATCGCGCTGCTGATCGCGAATATCGCCTGTCGGGAGCTCGTCCTCGCCGTGCGCGATATCGAGCGTATCGCCGACCCCGATGCGGAGCATGAACAGCCCCATAACGGCGCGGCTGGCGGTGTCGCACATGGCAGCGCCAAAGGCCGGGCCAACGATGTTTGGAATAGGATCGATGCGCCGGCACAGCGTGGCGATTTGGCAGTACGTCTCGAAGGTGGGCATCTGGTAACGGTCTCCCTCTCACTCGACGAGCAAAACATTGCCCCCAATGTGGCGGGCAATCTCGGCCACGAAGGCGTCGCGCCCGCGGCGGTAGTCGCGCAACTCTGATTTGGTCAGGCGCTGCGTCGGGACATCCGGCTCCCATTCCGCAGCCAGTCCGGCGGCCGAGTAGGTCATCGAGCACCGCCGGACGCCAACTCGGAAGACGGTCGAAAGCTTTCCACTGACGCCGCTACCATCTGCGGGCAGCCCGGCAGCGGGTCTGTAAGGCTGCGTGGTCGCGATCGGATCAATCTCACTCATCGGAGTTGTCCCTTTTTAAGAGAGGGGCCGGCATAAGAAGAAGGCCAACGGCGGGCTGCCTAGACTGCGGCACGCGGGCGGCTGCGCCACGATGCGCCAGCGGGGAAAGAGAGTGGCGCACGCCAAATGCGCCACCCTTTTCCCTCAGGGCGCAGAGCGTGGTGGCGCACGCCGGGCTGCGCCACGTTGCGCCACGGTCAAAAAAGGGTGGCGCAACCATATGCGCGAACATGGCAGGCCGCAAATGTGCGTAATGCGCGCCGTCATGACGGCCTCTTCGCGACGGTCAAACCCTCTCGCTTCTTACGAAGGATTGGATCGTCATAGGGGGCGCTGGTCAGCATGCCTGACTTCTTCCATGTCTTGATGACGCCTTGCGCCTGCTCTTGGTTCGCCGCCGCCGGGCAATGCTTCGCAACGACCCGCCATGCGGCCCGCTCTTCCGCATCCTGCGCCGGTGAATATTTCCGCCCCTCGGCCGGCCCGCGCTCGATGTCATCGAGGATCGCATTGATGACGGAAGGCGACAGTGCGGCCCAAATGTCCGGCGGGGTCCACGGCGCAGCGGCTGCGACGGCCTCGCCATTGGCGAGGATCACGACAGCCTTCTCGTACCAGGCCGCATCGCCAATGGCGGCGTAGTTTTGCTTGGCGGCGTCGAGGCGGACATATTGGCTTCGTGCCTTGCGCGAGCTCGGCAGACCGAACCCCTTGGCGTCTTCCTCGCTCATCGGGGCGAGGGTCATTACAATGCGAGCAGCGCCAATGATGGAGGATGCACCGCGGGCGCTGTCCGGATCGCCGGCGGCCACCGGGCCTTTGCGGGTGTGATGCAGCAACACGACGGCCATGTCGAATTCGACCGCGAGAGTCCGGAACGCGGCGACGACGGCGCGGAGCGCTACATTGTCATTTTCATCGGCGTCATGAAGCTCGGCCAATGGATCGGCCACCAACATATCCGGGCGATGCTGCCGCAGTAGCTCGCGCAGTTCAGCCATCGCCTCGGTGTCGATGATCGGCGCGTCATCGCGTCGGCGGGTCAGCAGCGTTCCGACGCCCACCGGGCCGGTACGGATGACCTTGCCATTGATGCGGTTCGGCAGGGTATCGAACTGGCGCAGCACGGCAGAAAGCCGGCGGCGCTGTTCCGTGGCGTCGTCCTCGACGTTGTAGATGAGACAGCGCCCGGCCGCCGTAGGGACAAAGGGTCCGTGGGGCGCGTGAAGCGCAATCGAACAGGCCCATGCGAGCGCGAGGCTCGATTTCATGGCCGATGGCGGCCCAGCGATTATGGTGACGGCGCCGCGAAGCGCATATCCGCGCGCTACCCAGCGCCGGGCCGGTAGCTCGGCCTCAGTCCATTCGTCGCCGTCAATCCACAGTGTCGGGACGCGATCGTGCCCGTTCGGCCGCGGCTCGGCGTCTTGCGCCTCCGCGGCCAGCTTGGCGTGTCGCAGCGCGTCCCAAGCGGCGTCCGACGCCTCGCGCGGGTTACCGGCGCCAGGATCAGCCCAGTCGAGGCCCGGCATCACTCGCCCTCCGGCCGCGGCGGCGGCACGATCCGCACCTCGCGGCCGGCGCCTCGCCAGCGCGCGGCCAGCGCCTCGGCCGCCCGCATGCCGGGCGCGTCGGCATCGGCTGCGATCGTCATGGCCTCGACGCCGCCCAGCGCCGGCAGCGTGGCGAGCGTGCCGGCGCCGCCGCAGGCCCAGACGGGCCGCAGCCCGGCCTGACGGCACGCGATCGCGGTCTCGATGCCCTCGGCGAGGACGAGCCCCATGGTCGGCTCGTCCCAGGGGTCGATCATGACGGCGGCCCCGCGGGCGCGGCCCGTCACGGTGCGGCCCTTACTGTCGCGCAGGCGATCCCGGCCGTCCGGGGCGAGGTACGTCGAGACGATCCCGGTGGGCCCGCCGGTCCGCACGTCGCATAGCAGCGCCACCATGGCGGGCAGATGCTCGAGGACGCCCGCCGGGCTCAGGCGAGCGCGCCGCGGGGCGAATCGCAGGACATCGCCGCCCGGATCGTCATATCGGAGCCCGCGGCCGGCGAGGTAGCGCTCGGCCAGCGTGCCGGCGATCGGCCGGGCCGCCGCCCAGGTGCGGCGCCAGCGGTCGGGATCGGGCGCCGGCTCGGGCGGCCGCGGTGTCGCCGGACGGCGCGGGAGCTCGGCCGTGCCGGCGTCGATCCCGAGCCAGCGCCGCGACCACGCGATCGCTGCCGGCATGTCGAGTCCTAGCGTCGCGCGCACCAGGTCGAGCGCGTCGCCGGCCGCGCTGCCGGCGAAATCGGCCCACAGCCCGGCCCGAGCGCCCGCGAGATGCACCCCGAGGCTATGCCCGGCCCCGCCGGTGATGTCGGCGCAGCGCCACTCGGCGCCCTCGCGATGCCCGCCGGGCAGCAGCTCCGGTGCCAGCGCCGTGATCCTGTCGGCGAGCGCGGCGGCTATATCGCCCGCGGTCATCATCGGCCGATATCGTCGATGTCGGGCAGCCCGACCGAATCGGGCCGCACCGGCGGCCGATTCGGATACGGCGCTCGCCGCGGATACGACCGCCTCGGCGTCGCCGGTGCCGCGTTCTCTTGCCTCGGCGCGCGATCGGCGAAGTATAGATGGTGCGTCGGCTGGGTTTCGTCTTCGCCGCGGTCGCGATTACTCAGGATGACGATTTTGACGCCACCGAGACGGCCCGCGAAATACTCGTTGCCGGCCGCGCTCGTCTTTCGCCATAGGCCGGCCGCTCGCAGCATCGGGGCGCCGCTCATCGCGGCCTCCTGGCTGGCGCCGCGGTGTGGATCGTGATATGAGGACGCCTATCGCCGCTCGCGATAACATCCCCGGCCCCGTGCGCGTCCGCCAGCGCGCCGGGGCCGCACCATGTCCGGGTCATCGCCCGGTCGGATCGCCGTCGATCAGCCGGTCGAGTGCCGCTCGCGGCACCAGCACCCGGCGCCCGATGCGGATCGTCGGGATGTCGCCCCGTCGCGCCGCCTCGTAGGCAGCTCCACGGCCGAGCCCGAGCAGCCGGCCCGCCTCGTCTACGTCATAGGTTCGCCGCGCGAGCGCGGCAGAATCGATGTCTGATCGCATGTCACCCCTCATCATGAGTCCGGTCTACCGCGCATAGGCCGCAGACCGTATGTGCGGGCCGATACATACAGAGTCGCAGCCGGGTTGACAAGCGCCGCATCGGCCCGTACATACAGAACGGGACGGAACGGGACGGAACGCCATGAAAGCGGCTATCGAGACGCGCCAGCGGCGCACAAAGGATCAGAAGCGCATCCCACTCAGCATGCGAATCACCCCGGCACTTCGTGATCTGCTGGTCTCACAAGCGGCCGAAAACGGCCGGTCGATTACCCAAGAGGCCGAGATTCGCCTTCAGCAAAGCTTCACCGGCATTGACGAGTTATTCGACGGCCGTGTTGGCTTCAACTGGGTAAAACTAATGTATGCCAACTTCAAATTTGCCGCGGAACAACACGCGGATAATAATTGTCACCCGAAATCGGGGGCGAATGAGTGGCTGCGAGACCGCGGCTGCTTCGAGGCTGGGCTATCTGCCTTAGTTAGGACAGCCTGGGCGCAGCACCCTGATCCTGCTGCCGCTGATTACCCTGCGTTTTTAGAACAGCTCTACCGCCGCTGGCAGAGTCGGAACGCTTCTGGCTTTGTTGATGCCCCAGCCGAGCCAAATACTGCGGGGGATGATCCAAAATGAGCGGCCACATTCGGCAGCGTTCACCGGACGCGTGGGAAATTCGCTACACGCTAGGAACCGACCCTGCGACCGGCAAGCGCCGCACCGCAACGGCGACGGTCCGCGGCAACCGCAAGGACGCGGACCGTGAGCTTCGGCGGCTGCTCCGCACGATCGACACGGGCGAGCATGTCGATCCCAATCGACTGACCGTCAGGGAGTGGTTGGCCACCTGGCTCGCCGCTGTCCGGCAAGAGGTCGCGCCCCGCACGGCCGAGCGCTACGGCGAGATCGTCAATCATTTCGTCGTGCCGGCGCTGGGCAACCTGCCGCTGGCCAAGCTGGCGCCCGTCCATATTCAGGATGCTTACACGGCGCTCGCGGACGGCGGGCGCCGCGACAAAAAGCCGGGCGGGCTGGCGCCTCGCACGCGGCGGCATATTCACCGGATCCTCAGCAGCGCCCTCGCGCGGGCAGTCGAGCAACAG